CGCCACAGCGTCCAGTTAGACCAACCCAGCGGACAAATTGGTCGCGAGTTGTATGCAGGCAACCACAGCGGACATCGCGCCAAAACACTGTTCGGAAAACCTGTGCCACATTCGTCGGGCCCATAGCGGCTAATATAAACGAGCGGTGCATTGCCAGTAGCCATTTGCAACCGTGCCGCAGCTTCAGCAGCCTGCGGGACCGTCACAGTGGCACCAATCGCGTTTGGCTCAGCGTCTAGCGCGAGTACGGGAGAGCCATCCGCTACCGCTAGGAAATTTGCCATTTGGAGCTCCGGTGGCGAAGCATCAAGAAAATGATAAGCGCCGACGAGTAACCCGGCTCCGGTCGCAGCAGCGAACCGTTGAGTAAACGTCGCATCTATCCAACGCGAGCCCTGTGTGGCTTTCAGGATGACGGCAACAATTCCTGCAGCCTTCGCCTTTACGAAGTCGACTGACGTTTGCCAGTGACTAAGGTCGATCACGACATCGGATGTGACGGGCGGCAGCCAAGGGGCAGCCCCCAAGTTTAGCGATGACGACGTTTCACCAGCGAAGCTCGCAGGCATCACTGGTGGAAAAGTCCGGTGATGGCTTGCTTGAACTGTGCTAAAGCAGTGGCCGCGGCAACAATTCCACCACCTAGCCAAAGGGCGACGCGCAGACTGAAGCGCCCACGATCCGCCACTGTAACGAGTTCTTCGACTTGATCGACGAGCCCCTTGCGGCCCTTACCGTCACCGTGTAGGGCGTGGTGTATCTCCTCGATGTCTCGTCGTATCAGAGCTAGCTGAGTGTCTACTGGGTAAGCCACCGGCCGATCATCCACGGGCGCCACGCCGAACCTCAACTCTTAAAGGCTCTATCCTGCGGATTTGTCCGGCGCGTGCTCGGCCACCCACTTGCCAGCGGATCATCGTCTCCGTCCCACAATCCTGATTCCGCGAGGCCCAAAGCTCAACGTCTTGGTCTCGCCCCCGACTTGAATACAGCATTCGCCAGTAGTTTCGTCAGCCGTGATGATTTCGCCGGGCACGTCGGTGTAGTTATCGGTGCGAACTATTTTCCAGCGCCGCTTATCTTCGACGCTATGCCAAGATTCCAGCTTCATTGCGCAATGCCCATGATAGTCCACGCGAGATTTGCTAGCGTTGCGTCGGGGGTGGCGGGCGCGGTTATCGTCAGCACGTCGCCGGCATTGAACACAGTAGCCGAACCCATCGTGAATGCCGCCGTGGTGGCCGATGTGGCGAAAAGCATAGTCCCGACATTAATGCTGTTCTTTTGAATGATGAAGGTCGTTGTGGCGGTTGCCGCGGTCACCGCGGTGCCACGGCTTCCAGAAAGGCCGGCCGGGATAGTCGCGGATGCGGCGAATACGTAACGTTGTAATACGAGGCTCGCGGCCGGCCTGCCGCTATAGGAGCCGCTGACTACGACAGAAAATGTTTGCCCACTACCTCTGACGGCGTATGGATATGCCGGCACCGACGAGAGGCTTTGGAGGCCGCCGCCAACGATGTTGATCGATACGAATTTCAGATAGATTGTTTGGCCGATCAGATTATTCGGATAGGGAAAACGCCCAATAGATCCGTCGACGCGCGCAAACTGCGTGTCGGCCGGATGATCGACAATCGCGCTGCCGTAGGCGCCGCGATAGAGGGTCGTCAGGTCGTATTTATTGGCGCCAGTAAGCGTCGCGGTCTGATATGCAATAAGCTCACTATCAACATAGCATAATGTAACTAAATTGGCGGCATCCACGGCGGACACAGAGACAAGTTGACCCTGACTTTCAGTTAGATCAACAGCGAGAATATCCGTACTGTCGGGTGAAGGGTGTGATGGCAGGTCTGCGATCAGTGTCCCTTGAGTCGCTGGTGAATTCACCGCCCCCGCGAGAGCATAGGAATTACCGTCGCTAGAGATCCACACCTGGGCCCCACCCCAATTAGTGCCGCCCGACGCTGCGACCCAAATTTCAAGATTGCCGGTCAGCAGATCGGCAGGAGGTTCGAAAATTATCGGCGGATTTACATCCCCCGGGGGCGAGTTCCAATTTGGCACGTAGCCGGCGCCGGACTGCTTCGGATACAGCACCGCGGCGGAATAACCACCGAAGAAATCCTCTGCGGTGACGGAGAGGGAGCCTTCGTCGTCTTCCTCGACTGCAGTGATGCGGACGGTCAACGCCGACGCACCTAGCCGAAAATCCGTAATCTGCACGAGGTCCATCGGTTCAAGCAGGCAATACTTCCAACCCAGTTTAAACGTGTAGGTATTGCGAAACAGCAGCGCGCGCTGTAGTAAAAGCTGGGCTACGATGGAACCGACATTCATAGGGTCGACAATCGCCCGCGCCTTCAGCGAGCTGTCGCGGCGGTGGCCATAAAGGTCGACTGCCGCCTGATCGAAGGCCTCGACGACAGCAGTGTTGTAATTATTAGACCGGTCCAAGCATTCGAGTTGGATGGAATTGGTGGCGTCGGCAGGAGTCGACCGCGAGATCTGGACCGGGTCGTTACTGAAACCACCGGTGATCGGACCCGAGCCAGAGCGCAACGCTGATCCGCCTGGCGCGACGCCGGAGCTCGTCCCGACATTCGATCCCTGAACGATAAAGTCATCGTCACCTAAGCTGTAGACCGGAATAGTGTCTGGCTTGTAGGTAGTGGTGGGACCGCTGACGATCTGGTCGCCATATGGGATTATTTTTAGTAGCCCACCCGACCAAACAATGGCGCTGTTGGTGATCTTGACAAGATCAGAGAGTTGCTGTTGCGCTTCCTGCTGCGTATCCAGCATGGGGGAGAGCATGAGGCCAAGAGATTGGCAATAGGTAGAGTAGAGAGTCAGATCGCCTAGGCTCGCGGCCGGGAAACCCGCCCCGTATCGCGGGTTCGTCAAAAAGTCCGCGATGATCGACGCAGGATTGGCATCGAGACTGTTGGGGCCACTGAGCGACAGAAGGCCGTGCACCTCAAATGAGAAATTGGGGAGCGTGGCCGTGTTCCCCATTGCAAAATTGTTAGCGACAACAGTTGCAGTCCCAGAATATCCGAGAGCCTTGGCAGGATGATTTGTTAGCCAGTATGCATCTGGCCCTTGGCCATCGTTTCCAACATAGACTGACGCTGGGAGAGAAGCGAGCGCACCTATGTTCTTATCCCACCAGACTGTGCCGATACCCGCAATGGGCCCTTGGCCTACCCCCATGATAACCGAAACGCTATAATTGTATTGTTGCCCGCCGCCTTTGCCTCCGCCCCCGCCTTTGCCCCCGCCCCCGTGGCGCGAAGATGGTGTCGCTTTGAAGTCGTCGTACTCGATGATATTGGGAGAAACGCGGGTCGTGCCATAGACGAGCGGAATTACTCCGCCGTGCTGCGAGGTTTGGAACTGCAGTGAGCCGACCGCCTTCTGTTGTTTGGCGTTGGGTCCGCCTCCGACGATGCCGCCCATGATCACTCATTCGGAAACGGATCGAAAAACCTTGCAGGGCGACCGACTAGCGGTGACTGGTTCGCGTCACCATAGACCACTCCTGCATTGCACCATGCGTGGATCAGTCGCGGCCACGAGACGACGATGGTGCCGTGTGCGAAGCAGCGTCCGAACTTAAAAACAGCCACGTTACCCCTTTCAGGAGGCCCGTTGATTTCGCGCGTGTATTGCTTTATCCCATCGAGGTAACGCTCCGCATCTCGATGCAGATTCCAATCAGGCGGATAGAACGGAACCTCCACGCGCGGGAGCACGCCCGCCGCCGCGTAAACTTCGGCGAGCAGCATCAGGCAGTCGGTACCGCATCCTTTGACTCGGCCCATATGATGATAAGGTGTCCGTAGCCAGCTTTCCGCCTCGGCAACCACCAATGATCGCTGGTTCATACCGCCGTCTCCGGCGTCGGGATGTAGGGAAACCCCCAAAGTGATTGGCGTTATTGAAGACGTTCTGGCAAGTCGCAAACGTGCGGTCGCAGCCCGGCAGTAGTTGGAACTGGTCGCCAACTAGGATAGGCGAGAGAAACGCGAGTTTCACATAAACCCAACCGGTGCCCATGTTGGCGATCGTGCGGCTCGCCCCGTTATTTGCTCCGGTCACGCCGATGATCGTCCCTTGGACGTATAGACTTACAGGGGTCGGGCTAACGGAAGTGGCGATCTGCGCCTGCGTAGAGCCCGGTCCGGCCCCAAACGTTGACTGCAAAGCGGATCGATCGAATTGGCACATCGCGTCGCCGAAAGTGTGGGTACAAGAGGACTGCCACAAACGGCGAGGCATTTGAATGTTCAGGAGTTCGAGATGTGAGCGGCATTTGAGGTCAATGCCGGTCCGGGCACATTCTATATCTGAGATGCGGCCGGCGAATAAGACCACGGTTCCCGCGCTCGTATCGCCATAAGTGGGCATAAACGCTCTCTCAAGCTGCAAGAGCGCGCCATCGAGCTGCCCCTGCCAGGCCGCTTCCAGAAACGGCATCCCGCCGATCAGATCAGTCGGTTCGGGGTAGATCTTGACCTCGAGCTCATCGACCTGCGTACCGATCACCACCTTGGTTTTCGAGCGTTCGAATTTCGGGCCGAGCGCAAATGTATAACCGTTTGCGGCGAGCGCGGTCGGTGCCGCCGAATAGCGCAGCACCGACCCACCCACCAACGTAATCGTGTAGAGGTCCGCCATGATGAATTGTTCACTGGTTGCCAGCAGAGCAATCAGGGCAGCGCTGGCTTCCTTCACGGCCGCACCGAAATAGTTAGCGTCCACGCAGGTGGTGGAGTTTCGGAACAGTCCGCAGTGTAGGTCTGCGGCGTAGTTGAGGTGGCCATCGGGCCGGACGG